GTAGGGCAGGAACCAGATTCAATATATCGCCAGATAGCTTATTCATGGCATCTTCGAACTCGACAGCCGCTTCCTGTAGATGCGTCTGATCCGTTTCGGTTTCCAGATGAGTCTGCATGATCACAATAGCAAATTGCGCCAGCATGAATACTGGATCAACTGTTTCGTGCATATGTTGGGTATTGTGACTCATTTTGGAATTGCCAATCCTGAGTTAGCTGGTGAATCAGCCTTACTCTTGGGAATGATCTTGCCAATACCACTCTTGGTCTTGACCTTGTTAGCTATCTTACCGGCTAGTGTAACTGACTTGCCCTGAATAGTGGTAGTCTTACCCTTGATGTTCATCTTCTTGCCACTACCAATCTTGGCTGCATCTGTTGCTTTTATGTCAACGGATTTGCCTTCCAGCTTGAGCTTCTTTCCTGCTCTCACCTTTACGTCACCGGTAGCTGCTAAGTTTATCTCTTTGGCTTCTACGTTCAGTTTGCCAGAGGCTTTAACATTACAATCGCCAATTACGGTAATGTTGCACTTGCCAGCCACGTAGATATAGTCTGATCCCATGATGAGACTGTAACTGTCTTTGGTTGATTTCTGGATGATATTACCATTCGTATCCATTTCAAAGAAACTACCGTTCTTGTGAGCAAGGTTAACTCGCTCCTTGCCTTTGGTATCGTCCAGTTCCAAGGCATGACCGGATTCTGATTCCAGTGCAAAATTAAATGGATATTGCGGTGCAAAGGTCGGCGCTGGCTCGTCCCATGTAATCTTACCAATTGACTTTATTCCTTTCTTTTGATTGCGAGTACGGGTTTCGACAATTGTACCGTCCTTGCGCCCGCGAGACAATCTATTGAGAGTTGACTCGTTCACACGCTTTGGATAAACACCGGCTGGATCAGAGAATCCCATAGCCGAATCTGGATGTTCCTTTGGCTTGCCAGTAAACACACCGAGAATGACAGGATGTTGTGCTGAAGTTCCATCAGCAAAGAAGCCGACAACCCAATCGCCTTCTTTCGGAGTATAAGCGGCTGGCACGTTATTTGGATGAACCGGGTGCGCCCAAGGCAATGCATCCGTTGGAATTAGCTCCTTGTCAGCCGTGTGCCAGCCAAAGCATCGTACACGGACACGCCCAAGCTGCTCTGGATCGTGACGGTCTTCTACTACGCCCATCCACCAGATGAAGCCTTCCTTACCAATGAAATAGCGCATGTCGTTCATGTGTTGTTCAACTTTGCGATCTTGCTTACCAAATCACTATCAGGTGAAGGTAGGGCAATTGGCATTGAGTCTCTGGCTATCATGAGAATCGAATGAAAGTTTTGGTTGTTCATAGTAAACAAGTGATTGATAGCCACAATTAAATATTGCCCCGATTTACGTCTATCCCACATATCCGAACTATTGGTCGGAATAACAGCCAGAGGAAATAAAACATCAACAGTCTTTCCTACCTGTAATTCCATATTACCGGGAATAGTAATTTCTAGTATATTATTATTTAATGCAGCTAAAGACATTATCCGCTTTACCCACGATTCACTATGATTTTTTTGATCGGTGGAAGTCTTTTCGGTTTGTGGATATGTCATCAAATGTGCATCAGATTTGTCAAATAATTGTTTTCCAGCCCTATCCTTTAAATTGTTTATGGATGGATTTTCATATAATTTAGACACACCATCTATATTATACTCATTATTTGTTAGCGTTTGATTAAACAAATCAAACCCCAACAATTTCATTGCATAGGAACCATTGCCGATAGAAGACAACACATCGAAATCACAAATAACTTTAAAAGCATCAATTGACATTTTATCTGAAGCTAAAACCTTATCTACCGATTTGTTTTGGAAAACGAGTGGTGACTTATTGATAGCACCATCTTTATAGATACTCTGTAAGGATCGAAAGTTAAATCCATCAAGATTTTCGTAGAAAAAATAACACGAATGATCTGTGTCAAATGCTCGCGTTGCCAACCAATTCATAGCTTCTGATAATCTATAATTAGGAATGATTACATCTACCGCATCAGAGGTTGTATCTACCTTAATTCTATTGGTTGGAATGAGTAACCAATTAGTCATTATATCATTAGCAATATCTGAAATTTTTGAGGACTTATAAGCCTTACTGATTTTTGTAGTTTGTGCATGAATTAGTTCATCAGATGTAAAATAAATGATATATTGCTGTGCATTATTCACTATTGCTGTGCGATTGCCAATTTTGTATATTCTAAACGCCTTCTTGATAGAAACTGATGATCCCGGCTCGGAAAGAAACAGATACAAGTATTCATCACCGTGCAACACCAACTGAGAATATAGATCAATACCATCAGTTACCATCAATTCGCCATTCATGAATCCTAAATAAAGGTCTTGACGTAACTGAATTTCTATAGTCATCGCAGTAATGTCGATTGATATACCTTGTGAATTGATTATACTAATCGAGTGTATGCGAAAATCACGACTATTTGTTACAGCATCAGCCGGTATTTGTGTTTGTTGTGTATCAGTTGCCATTTTGCATCAAGCTCTTGAATTCACTCTCAACAGAAACAACATAGTTTTTATCTAAGAGTTTGATTGTCCTACGCTTTTCATTTTCGGTTAATTCATAGGTATAATTCGATATTGCATAGTTACGATACGTTGTCTGTACAGTAATACCACCATCGAATACTTCAGTATTGGAGCCAGCATCTAGGTAGGTATCGGCTGTCCCCGGTAGATAAGGTGTGGTTTCCAATATACCCGTTGTTTGATTAAGCTGTTGCGCCGAAATTGTATGTATTTCTTCCGAAGAACTTTGTGGTATGCCATTAAAAAGAACTGTACTGGTAACTCGCTGTTCGTGGTGGTGAATGGTAGTCAATGAATTTTCATACGTTTGATCGTACTTTTTAGTAACCAATTCAATTAGTTGCTTATCATCTAATGGAAATTCGTACATGGGATTCATGATCTTATTAAACAACAATACGATCCAATGCCTATTAGGATCACCATATAGCTTGTCGGCAATAATTTCTGGTGTTTCTCCATTCTTTATTTGATAAGAATAAAAAATAGCACTATTTTCCGTTATCTCGCGCAGGAAGGCACTTCTGGTTAATATGTTAGTAGCAATGTTTCTGTTGTTTTGATTATCTGCATCAACATATACTAACAAAGGAAAGTTTTTAAAATACATCTTAATAACCTTCTTGTCGTAGTCTCTTGTGTATCAATTCTAGCTCTCGAAATCGAAGAATCATTTGAATCTGAATTGGCATTCCGTCCGTAAAGGTTGCCCACTGATCCAATCCACCCGAATAATTACAATCAAATCCTTCTAAAGCACAGGTTGATATCAGTGGTAGTTTTTTGTTTTCTGTTCCTTTATACTTAAAAGTAATATCAAAAATCGAAGGTGGTATCAAGAATCTACCAGCACCCGTAGTATATTCTGGTGAAGCATGGAATTTAAATGCGCGAATAATATTAAGTACTTCATATGCTTCTTTACTGTTTCTTGGTGTCAAATAAAAATCAAACTGGAAACTACGATATTCTGTAGAATCGTAAAGTATTTCAAATTGTGGATTTGCTGCATATCCTTGCATTTGCAAACCAACATCTGCTAATACTCGTGCATCGCCACCAACAAAAGGAGCAACCCATTTAATGCCGATTTCTGTGAATAGGTTTGATAAACTTCCAGTTAAACTCTGATCTTCTTTATTGGCATTCATAAATGAACCACCAGCTTCAATTGCTACGCCAGCCATACCAAGTGCACTAGTTAGTGATTCGCTTCGATATTGATTTGCAATATTATCATTCCATGCAGCGGGCGGCAAATACATAGCAATGAGTTCAGCCGCTTCAACCCTTCGTTGCCAGTCAGTAACTCTGGGTGTATATTGTTGATTAACATTAACTCTTGGTCCCGTAGCATTAAGAGTCGCAAGATTTTTAGGAAGGGTACTAACACCCCTCTCTCCGTTTCCGAAAAGTGATAAATGAGCTAGTTTATTTGGATCAACACCAACTATTTCTTCTCTGGCAAATTTACCTGCATCATTAACCCCACCATTACGATCTTCTGGCTTATCGTATACAGCCGGTCTTGGACGCCAGCATTGAAATTCTACTGTATGTGGAAATAGATCGGTATCACCTACGTCTAGAGGATATCTAAGACTGGTTCCTACATTAATTTTATTTTTTTCTAACGCATCTAGGGGTCCGTAGGTTTTTTTGACAATATCACCCACACTGGCACCACTAGTTACCTTAATTCCTGAAATGAAACTCATTGAAATTCCTATAAAACTGTTGAATTATTTATGTCTCATGTCACAACAACTCTAGCCGGATGAAATACATCAGGAACAGTTGATCTAATAAAAGATGAATCTCGTGTCACCGAACCCGCATTTGGTAGTGGTCTTGGTGCCACAGTATTGATGTTTGACACTTTATTTACTGTTACAGAATTTCCTTTTCCTGCCATATATGATGGCAGGATTGCATTTGCTGCCGTCAATTCTCGTGAGGCACCATCAATTTGACTACCAAATGTATTTGTTGCTGGTGCAACAGAAGCATATGTTTGATCGGCTGGAATTGTATCCAAACCGGCTCTCAAGTCTGATACTGTTCTAAGTCCACGTTTTCCAACCTGACCATACCATTTACTATTTTCCAGACTTCTAGCAGCACCTTCTATGTTTGGTATTGGTTGACTCATGTGCTTTTCAAATGTTGTAAAGCCTTTTTCTTTAACCCAATTTGGACCCATGTTATATGCTAAATCAATAAGAGCAGCTTTACCACGAGCATTCAATTTATCATATCCCGGTATTCTTTCGGCACCAGCTTTATGAATAGCATAATCTTTTTCAAATAATGCTTCTGCTTCTTCTTTGCTAATAGTTCTATTCCATTCTGGCGGCAAAGCTCCATCACCAAGATAATGACCATAACCAATGCTATATCCAGCAGCATCAGGATATGGTGTTAAACTCAGGGATTCATTCTGTTTGATTTTTCGCTTTATCTCCTCATCATTAATATTCATTTTTTGAGAAACAGGCACTTCTTTTGATAATGTTCCAGTAGTACTACCAGCCGAACGCGGCGCTCTCGATCCAGCCCTACCTTCATGCCGTGGCATTGGTGGAAGTGCGCCTTCTGCATCATATTGTGCTTGTGGTAATATAGAACCACCGGCAGCAGCAGCAGTAAGTTTTGGTTCCACGGCACTTTCTTTTGGCATATTTGGTATTTCATTATCTGTAAAATAATCAAAGAGCATTTCAGCAGCTTCCATACCATAAAGCTGACCATATACGAATCCACCTATAGCACCAGCAACCCCACCAAGAAATGTTCCTACAGGACCGGCAATAAACGTACCAGCCGCACCTAGAATTGCTGCACCAAGTTCTGCACCACCAACGCCACCTATAGCAGCACCTAGTGCTTTTATGATTACTCTTTTTAGTGTATAATCATCTATTTTTCCCTGTTCATTTTGCTCAATTGCTTTTTGAATATCATATATGAGTAGAGCAGCACTAGCAATATATCCTATAAGCGGAATTCTTTTTATGAATTTAAGTATTTTACGTGCAGTTTTTAGTGTATTAGCTCCACCAACCTTTCGAATACGAGCAGCTAATCTTCTGCCCCCACCCTTAGTTTTAGTAGTAGCACCCGTAGTAGTAACACCCCTAGCCCTACGAGCAGCAGCGCCAGCAGCAGCAGCACCACCAGCAGCACCGACACCAAGACCGACAGCACCTAACGCTGCATTCTCTACAATTTCTTTAAGACCACCACCCACACCATCTTCTAGTAAATCAAATAACTTCTTAAAATTCTTTTCCATATCGGAACGTAATAGTAGAACAGGATCAGTAGCTACCAATGGATCAGTTTCCTTTGGGTCTTTATAAGCACGTTTCTTCTTTAATTCAGTTTTTGCTGCTTCTTTTTCGTCGTCTTTCTTTTGAATTTTAAGAGCTAACTTTGCAGTAGCCAGCGCAGCATTTTTGGTAGCAGCATCAGTGAAACCCTCATTAGGTTTTCTGGAAGTAAGTTTACCTTTAGCTGTTATGACTCTGAATTGTTCTCCCACAGGCGCAAGAGGATCATATCGAACATTGATAGTTCGTTCAGGAGTTTTTTGTTTATCTAATTCGTCGCCTTCTAGCCCACCACCATATAGCATTTTCATTCTTTGGGTAGCATCGCCGCCGAATGGCTTCTTGATGAGTCTACCCTTAGCCAACAAATCCTTTGGCATCAACAGAGATTTAATATCAGATACATTGTCGTTTATATCGTTGATAGAACCAGCCATATCACTGACAACATTGGTCATAAATCCAAGGCGTGATTTAATATCAGGAATTAGTTGTTTAATATCAGCTATGTCAGTAGTTAATGCTCCGAGACGGACTTTAATACCTAGTAAATTACCACTTATACGAGCAGTTGATGCATCACCACCACCACCACGGAACCCGCCGCCTTCTACTTTTTTCCGTGGTCTTTGAGCCTTTGGCTCATATTTACCAAAGAAACGATCAATCCACATAGCAGCTTGTGGCTTTCCGAAAAGTCGGGCGGCATCGCCAGCTTTAGTGCGCCCAAATTTCGGCGCACCTCTTTTCTGTCTTTGTTTGATCCATGCGTTTAAACCGGCTTTAATTCGGCTTTCGCCTTTTGTGCCAGCCATTACCATTTCAGAAGTTACATCTAACCAACCAGCAGCACGATCCATCGCGGCATTAAAATCGGCTGCACTTTCGCCGCCGCTGCCGCCGCGAGATGAAAGTTGTTCATCCTCGGCTGCTCGTTGTTGTGGTGTTGATCTGGTTGCCATTTACTTTCTACTTCCGGGTTTGTTGGACTAATCTAATTCGGTCAGCTTCTTCTTTGAGATAATTCGTTGTCATTGTTAAATATACTTCTTTTTCCCACACAATCATATTCATAAGTTCGTCATAACTCCACTTGTGATGATGTACCATTGCCCATATCGAACGCACAAAATTATTAAGAGTGTTCGATTGGGTTAGATAAAAAAACTTAGTAAACCCTCCGAATGTATGTTATGCACGAATCCGCATTTCGAGCAATTTACCGAATCTTCTAGTACTACTTGCGGCGAAGTTCTAAAAAAGTTTTTAATCTGTTCTAGTTTTTCTACCGTTAGGTTGTTTACGAAGGTTTCCAATTCTTCCCTCGGTACGTCGTCAGGTTTCCACATAGATTCCTTGTCAAAAACGTAATCAATATTGTTCATTAGCATATCCAAAAATATTGCAAATGGCTCATTATCTAATGATTCTTCTGATAGTGCATTTGAATCTGCTAGTGTGGGATAATTTAGCTTCATGCCAATAGTATCGGTGATCATAATTTTAGAGTTGTGTCCCTCTGGAATTTCATACCTAACTTTAGTAAGATTCAATTTATATTCTGTGTCGGTGTTACATGGTACTCCATCAACTTCGTTCTGGCAATTGAAGATCAACTTAACGCTTTCACCAACGGATTTAGACCTAAGAGTTAAAAAAATCATTTCAATGTCAAACATCGGAAGGTCTAATACATCTAATTTATCAATCACACAATTATTAATAATCTGCACAATGGAATTGCGTATTTCATTTGTATCTTCTGATTCTTTAGCTATCAGTAATAATTTTTCCTCTCTAACAAGAAATGGACGGAATTTAACCTTACGATCTAATGATTTCAAATAAATCTCAAATGTGGGGTATTCAATTTTTGGGAATGTCATATTATTTCACCTTTTAAAAAATTATCGTCCAGATGGTGCGCCAAATCGTACTCGTTGATCTAGGTTGCCTTTCACCGAAGACGAAGGCGCACCGCCTGCCGCATCGGGTATAAACTTATCATAAATTTGTTTCAATAGATTCTTTTCCAAGTTCCAAGTTCTATAATGAAATGTTATATTTAATCTATGAACGTCAGCGTCACCCCAATTAAGAGGCTGTGATGCCAATGCGACAGGAAAACATTCCTCAAATGTAAACCGTGCTGATGGAACACCAGTATCATGAAATTGGATTACCTGAATAGTTCCAATATAATCATCACGATATTTAGCCGTACCAGCCGGTCTTCGTTCATGGGAAATTGGCACATGATTAGCATTCAAAACTGATTCTTCAAATTTTTCTGTATACGATGTGGTAGTGTCTTTTCGTTGAGTGCCTTTTGGAAGGATGAATTCCATCCAATCATCAAAAAACTTACGTTCCCACATATCACCAGCACATATAAAAGTAAGTTGTAGTGGTTCGAATACGGGAGTCGCAGCTACAGTAAATGGCGAACCAAAAACCTTCTGTTCCATTGTGTTGATTTGATATCCCGGTAAACTAGCTTGTTCACATTGTAATGACAAACCAGCAGTATTAATTCCTTTACCAATTTTCTTGAGATATGTTTGTCCAATAAGACCACTGAACAATCCACCCGATATTAAATTGTCGGGTTGATAGATAAGTACCAAAAATTTAGATGGTTTTGCGAAATCGGCATGAAGTGCGTAATTAGCTAAGAATGCATCTGGAAACATTGGTTATACCTTAAGTGTTGTAGTGGAAGCGTTCGAATGGTAGAAGTACTGCCAATTCCCATTCATCGGGTTCAATATAGATCATTGGAGATTCCATATATTCTATCAAATATCTTTTGATGCATGGTCGCATAATCTCATAACGTTTAATGCCGTTCAAAACAGAATAAGACAACTTAAATCTAGTCGAGTCATCGTATTTATCATTAGTTATGAAATCGTGTAGCATTTGTAACAAAGCTAAACGCGCACCCGGATCAAGATAGTGTAAATTTAATCCTAAGAAACCGTCTGGGTAAATTTCCATCGGCAGGACAATAGGAAATTGGTCCCACATCGGTAAAGTTTCTTCACCCTTTGGACGATAATGATACGTGTACATGCGACCTATTAGGGCATGTGCGGTTGCTTTCCGGGGATCGTTAAGGATGTTCGATCTATTGGTGGCAATCTGTACCCTATTAATTACCTGTCCGTACCATAATCTAGCCTCTTTGGTGCGCGGTGCAATGCCAGCACCTTTCATTTGCTGATGTAATTTGTCCCAAACGGACGGTGCAGGGACTTTCGATAATTTCATGTAAATCCTCTTAATATCATATATATAAAGATCATCTGTTATTTATGTCGTTCAGGGAACTAAATTATGGCGTATTCGGGACGGTTTAGACCCTCTAATCCAAAAAAGTATACTGGCGACCCAACTAACATAGTTTACAGAAGTTCTCTAGAATTGAGAATGTGTCAATATTTTGATTCCAACCCCGGCATCATCAGTTGGTCTAGTGAAGAAACTATCGTGCCTTACTTCGATGGGGCAACTCAGAGATACCGGCGTTACTTCCCCGATTTTCTTGTGGTGGTCAAGAATGGGACTGGTACGGTGACTCAACTAATTGAAGTTAAGCCTGCCAAGCAGCTTTCACCACCAACTGGCACGTTGCATACAGACGGCAGAAAGAATAGACGATTACTCAAAGAGCAATTGACTTATATTACCAATCAATGTAAATTCAAAGCCGCTACAGCCTATTGCGAAGATCGCGGGTGGAAATTTAAAATTATAACTGACAAGGACATTCAAGGACTCAAATAAAAAGGGGAGCCGAAGCTCCCCCTTTCATTAACGATCCAACGGTTTGTCAGTCGTTAGTCACTTTTATTACCATTACCAATCTCAAGCATAATTGCAGTATTAGTCAATAATATTGAACCAGCCAATAGTAGCGGTGGTCCCCATATGGGGTCACGTTCAACAATTGCCAACACCCAACAAGCAGCGCCAACCAATGAGAAAATCATGGCTACCGCATATTTGATTTCCCACTTCCATTGCATAACAATTACTCAGCAGCCAACTTGTTAAAGTAAGACAGATCATCATCATCACCAACCGTTACGGCTTCAGCCGTTGGTCGTGCCGCAGCAGTCCGTGGTTCAACCCAAGGAGCAGTTTCATCGTTAGATGGTGTT